GCGCGCCACGTTTGAAGAGTTCTCAGAAACGATATTAAGCATTTCCAAGGCTAATAAGAATGCCAATAAGTCATTCGACGAACTGGCCAGCGCGGCAGGTAAGGCAACGGCTAGCGCGGCGGAAGCTAAAGATATTCTAGAAGTACTTAACTTGGCAAGTGCTGATCTTGATAAGACATTAAGCGAAACTAGCGAAGGTGGATTTAAGAAGCAAAAAGAAGCGGCCGACGAATTAGCTAGATCTCTAGATAAGACATTGCGCGCGGAAATGGCGTTAGAAATGCAGTCAATAAAAAAGGCTGACAGGGAAAGAGCGAGAGCCGAACGAGAGGAAGCAGCCGCCGCACGTCGCGATAAATTAATAGAAGACCGAGCAAAGAGAAAAGCTAAAGCTGACAGGGATTCATTAACAAGATCCGTCAGTAAGACAGGCTTAACGCCTTTGCAGCAGTTACAACTAGATCAGACGGCAGAAGTTTTATTACTGCAGCAGGGTTTTGACCAGAAAATAATACTTGAACAGGATTTCTTATCAAGAAGCGCCCAGCTAAATAAGGAGCATCAAGATCAGCTAAAAACATTAAGCGATGAATCCAGCGCGGAATCGATTGCGGCGTGGTCAATGTTAGAGAATCAGGCTATAGGCTCATTAGCCAGTATTGCCACTGGCGCGCAAACTGGTAGCGAGGCAATGAAAAGCTTAGCGGACAGCATATTAACGCAAGCTGTTGGCGCTTTAATTAAGATGGGCATACAGGCTGCGATTGGGCAAGCAACCGCAGCAGCTACGGGCGTGGCGACTGCGGCGACTTTATCTGCGGCCTACGCAACGCCTGCGGCCTTGGCGTCACTTGCTAGCTTTGGCGCTAATGCGGCACCTGCGGCAGCTGGTATAGCTTCAACCGTTGGCCTTGCACAAACATTATCGTTATCTGGCGCGCGAGAGCATGGCGGACCTGTTAGCGCGGGGAGTATGTACCAAGTTGGTGAGAAGGGTATGCCCGAGATATACACCAGCGGAAACAAGCAGTACATGATACCCGGTGATAATGGCAGAGTTACCAGCAACAAAGATGCTTTTGGCGGGGGGTTTAGTCAAACCATTATCATTGAAAACAACACGCCAAGCAACGTAAGCACTCAGGTAAGTGATGACGGAAAGCAATTAAAAGTATTCATAAATGAAGTCGCCAATCAGATAAGCAGCAATCAAGGGCCGATACCTCGCGCAATGAGACAATCAACCGACACTAAATTTAAGGCTAGATAACATGGCAGCGATAGATTACCCAACAAACTTGCCTGATTTTAAGCTAGGTAAGAATCGGCAGCAAACGCAAACATACCGAACAAGCCAGCCATTTAACGGACCATTGTTCATTGAAAAAATAACCGATGAATCGCCAGTGACCTGGGGTGTGACTATCGTTTGCAAATCGCCAATTCAATCAAGAGTATTTCAAGCATTTTTGCGCAAAATAAAGAATGGTGAAGTATTCAACAAGGACATTTTGACCGAAGAGGGGCATATTGCGCACGAGGTTAGATTTATCGAAATGCCATTATCGCCGGTTCAAATGGGCGTTAACGTGTGGGTTTATAGTGGCGTAATTCAAGCGCTGAAATTAAACCAGCCCGACGCGCTTATTGATGATGATTTAATTATTATGTATTTGGACCAAGCGAGCATAATCGATACCGCAATTAATGTATTCTGGCCTGGGGCGTAATAATGACAACACCAACATTTAGTGAATTGCAGCGTAACTATTGGGTCAGGCGCCCGGCTGACTTGCTGCAATTTATGACTGTCGAGTTTCAGCATCCTGATTTTGGATTTATCAGGCTGGTACAAGGGCAGTTTAGCAATAAGATTTTTGACGTTGACGGATCGCCCGAAACATTCCGCGCAGCATCAATGACTTTGCCAAAAGTAACTAACCAGCAAACTGATTCGACAAGGGCGGGTGATGTGACGTTTGGCCGAATTGGGCTTGAGTTCAGAAGGGAGCTAATGAAGATAACGCCGCTCGGCGCAATAACATCGCCTATCACCGTAAAGCTCAGGCAGTACCAAGATGGTGTTACGGCGCCCGTTTACTCTAGGCGCTTATACGTTGCGAAAGATGGCATAACGATAACCAGCGAATCCGTGTCGGTACGATTAAGCGTTGACAACCCCGCTAGACTTACGGAAGAATCAAGCTTTTACGATCCCGAACAATGGCGAGGTCTTCAATCGATTTAGTTATCGTCTATTTCGTCCCACGTTTCGCATGTGTCGCACTGAGCGTTTATAGTGCGCTCATCTATTCTCGACCATGTTGATTGCGAGGCTTTGCGCATTTTATTAAACTCGTTGCGCTTGGCATCGGTGAATTGCTTGACTATGCCCTTTGGTTTTTTCGGCATGGCGACTTTCTTTTTAGCTGGCATAATCACACCTCTTCTCTAAATGATTTTAATTGCTCAATTACTGACGTTTCAATATGTGGCCAATCAAGAAGGGAGAACACATCTTTGCACTCGCCGCTTTCGCTTGTGTAATAAAGATGATCAATTTCAAACTCTTCATCACGTCGCTCGTCTTCGAAACCGTCGCCACTTTCTGGTGTGTAAGTGCCGACCACTTCAAATTTGAATGTAACATTTTCTATTTCAAGTTCAACCTCGATATAGTCTATTTTTTCAGTGTTCATTATATTACCTTGCCTGTTAAGTTTTAAACACAATGCCACATATTAAACATAGCGTCAACGCTTATGCTAAAATAAAGCAAATCAACAATAGGGGTTAATTGTGAATCAACAGGAATTTACAGATAAGGTTATAGGCTTGCCGTGGGTGGATAGAGCGTCGTCATTCGAGTCGGTCGACTGTTTCGGGCTTGTCATGTTGTATTATAAGCACGTACTCGGTATAGGCCTGCCAATCATAACGGGTTATGAAGCGGGCGAGTGTGACACCGCACAGGGCTGGCAATCAGGCATTAACCAATGGCAAGAAATGGATAAGCCATCTAAAGACGGTTTATTATTCACTAGCTATAAAGACGGTAAACCTTCACACGTTGGCATAACAATTAGCGCGACAAAAGTATTACATGCGCGGGGATTCGTTGGCTGCGCTGGTAAAGTTGAGATTCATTCCATCCGAGCTGTAGAGGCTATATATGGTAAACTCAGCTTTCATCAATTTATAGGTCAAGTTAATGCCTAAGCTAATAATCAGAAACGACCAAAGCGGCGCGACAGGTCAAGAAGTAATTAATTTTGCAGACGGGCTAACCGCGACCGAAGTTTTAATGTTAAATATTCCCGATGGCATTAATCCAGAAACAACAAAAATATATGTCCGGTCGCAAGAAATGACGCTGGGCGAAAATCCTAGTAATGCATTGTTTGAGCCGCTATTTAATAACGATTCAATCACGGTAGTTAACGAGGTGAAGGGCGTCGAGACATTGGCCATTATAGCGCTGGCAGCTCTTGCGGTAAGCATCGCGTTAACCCCAAATATTAGCAACCCAAAATTACCCGGTAACGTTGGCCAAAGAAAAGACAGTCCGAATAACAGCCTGCAGGCGCAAACTAATATCGCTCGACCTTACCAAGCTTACCCGCTAGTTTTCGGTAGTCCGCGCATATACCCCGACTTAACAGGCGAAGCGGTAAGCGAATACATCGACAATAAAAAAACAATCACTCAGCTAATGAATGTCGGCGTCGGCCTTTTTGATATAGCACTAGTTAAAGCTGGTGAAACGCCGTTAATTAGTTTCTCCGGTGCGTCATCTACTATTTATGAGCCAGTAGCGAAAGTTGTTATTGTGCCAGAAATAATACATTCTTTTGCGTCTAACGAGGTCGACGGTCAAGAGTTGCTTGGAACAAATGAGGGCGCTGGCGGCACCGCATTTAGTCTCGCTGAAAACGGCATAGGCCAAACAACATTTATTGGCGTAACATTCTCGGCAGTGGTTACAAAAAATGCACAGTCTGACGCCATGAAAGCGGCGTTTGATCTCGCGGCGTTTTACAATATATCTTTTGATTATGAGCGAAACAGAGTCGTTAACAATGTTGACGTGTTTGTATCCGCTACGGGATCGGGCGCTGTCGTATCAATGGATTTAGATATAACTCTCACGTTCTACACGATAGTAATTAACGGATTTACCGGCCCAGTAGCCGACGAGCCTTTCGGCGGTCCTGCACTTCCTGAGTATCAAGGTCCATACGTAGCAACGGAAAGAAACGGCTCTATCATTGGTCCCGTTAAGGGCTCGACTCTAACCTCGGAATTTTGGGTTGATATTATATTTTCTCGCGGACTAAAAGGCACCGCTGATTTTGAGCTAACAACACAAGAGCTTGATGCGCCAGGAGGAACACCAATCGGATCGCCTAGTATCGATAATTTTTCCTTTACCGAAAGCACGTTAGACCAAAAATTCTTTACTCACAAAAAGATCTTGGCTAGTGAGTCGTTTTATCAATTCACGATAAGAAGAACGGACAACTCAAGCCAAAGCTCAGAGTTTCCGGATCAGGCAACGCTAGAGGCAGTAAGATCTATTAGTCGGCAAGTAAATGCAAACCTAGGCAATAACACGCTAGTTAAAATAATAATACCGGCAACGACCAATGCAACATCATTGCGCCAAAATAGAATCAACCTCACCGCAACGAGTAAGCTAATTACTTACGACGGCGTTAACGTAGTGACCACGCCTGCAGCATCAAGAAAGATGGCCGACGCACTATTACACTTGTACGTAGATTTTTACGGTCTAAATTCTGAAACGCTGGCACTAGATGAACTGTATGAAATACAAAACGATCTTGATGCGGTAGATTCAAGGCTAGCAACATTCGACTTTACATTCGATGATATTGACGTTTCGCTAGATGAAAGAATGGATGCAATATTAAACGTTGCTCGTTGCTACAAATGGCTTGATGGTGATGTATACCGATTTGCGCGTGACGATGCGAGAGCTACCGAGGCAACGCTGATTACTCGCCGCGATATAGTTAGCGAGGGCGATAGGGATTATTCGCTTAATTTTAACCCTCAATTGCAAGAGGCGTTTGACTCTGTAAAGGTTGAATACGTCGACAAGGCCACCAATAAAAAAGCGTATATATTTAGAAGCGTTGACCCTTTAAGCGCCGATCCGCAAAACCCGACGATAATTAGTGCCAAAGGTCGCAACCCTAAAACGATGGAGTTAGCAGGC